TGCAAACGCCGTTGCCGCAGTTGCATCAAGAAAACCGCTGGTGCTGTCAACGGCCCACATAGCTTCCAAGTAATCTCCAGCGGAAAGGTCAAGTATTGCAGATCGGCTAACCACAAGAGTTGCGCCATTTTGATGTAAAGCGTTTTTCATAGTTGAACCAGCAAGGTCAACTCCGTTGACGCGAGGCCAAAACCAGAAGTTTACAGTTGAGCTGGATGTGGACGCAATCTGCGCCGAAAAGCTAACCATGTACTCGCCAGCTTCCTCAAACACCAAGCGCGAAGCTGGTGTGCCGCTAGTAATCCCATCAGATGATGATAAAGTGTACGTTAAAGCGTACGCTGTGTTTATCGCAACAGCTGTTTGGTCAGTTGTAATTGAGCCGCTGGCATTGCCGTCCTCTAACACAACCTGAACCCACGCGCCGTTTTTACTCACGACCGGATATTGGTTAACCCTGTCCCACATCAACGTGCCATCATCGGCAGCGCTTTCGTCGCCAGTCTGCTGAACCAGCGCAGAACGGGTTTGCGAGAGGTACGACATCATGCGCCGACCCCACGTCTGCCAGTCCTTATCTCGCGGCTCTGGTGGACGGTTTTGCTGCGTCATCGACGGCCACCGCCAACAGCTTCAAGCCGATTAATGCCAACGCGCCAATCAGACAAGCGCTGACCCTCAACGCGCATCCGCACCTGACGCCCGGTAAACCGCACCGATGTCGGGTTGCTCATGGAGTAAGGCCCGTATGACCGCTCAGTGCCATTGGGGTAAAAGCGCGTCTTAAAGACGGCATTTACGTCACCTTGCGACTTTTCATCCGGCAGAAGCTCAGTCACGCTCATAACTTGATCCCCAGCGCCGATGCGGAACGGACCCGTCTCGGCGTAAGGTGTCAACGCACCGTAATCAAAGCCAACCTCATGCTCGTAAATCTTGTAATCCGCTGGATCAGCCATCATTGGCTGGCGGAATGCGCTGCGGTCAACGCCAGCTGTGCGAGCCAGCTCGCCAATGTACCATGTGTTTTCTGTGTAGTTAAACGTCACATAGCGATTGTTTTCCGTTGATGCCGCGCTTGGGTAAAACCAAGTAATCTCGCCAAACATGGAATTAGACATGCCAAACGATTTACTGATCTGGCCACGGTTGATGTCGTTGAAGACATAATCTGACACGTCGCAGGGTAACTCCTGAACTTGCCCGCCCTGATACAGATAAAACGAATTAACGCCCATCCAGAATGCACCCGCATCCACGACAACGGCAGCTTGCTTTGCTGCAAGCCCGCAGGACGTGCCAACGCGCTCAATGCCGTAAACGTATGGCGGGCCAATGTAGTTGGCAACGTGGGCATCGCGTGTTGTCAGAAGCAAGGTTTGCCCGGCAACAGTCACGCCCTTCATCAATGCGCCAGACGTGTTTAGCTCAAGATCACCCGCCTCGTTTGTAGCGGCCGGCGTCCATGAATTGTTATCCTCACGGTCAGACCACTGCACCTTGCGAGGGTTGCCTCCCGCGCCAAGCGCAAACAAAAAACGCTCCTCAGTTACAACGCAACCAAGATTGCTTGTCGGCGCGTTAGACAAAACCGCAGCGGGCGTACCTGTGCCGAGCTGCCATTCGTAAATCTTGCCGTCGTCCTCGTTGCACGCCAGCAAGTATTCGCCCCACGTTTCCAAATCCCAGCTGGTCGCTGGCTGAATGCGAACTGTGTCAGGCCGAGCAATGCCGTATGCGTATGCGCCAAACTCCGCGCCGCCGTAGCCTGTGAAAGATATTGCGTCCTCACGCCCATCAGTTAAGCCAACCGGGGTAATGTCATATTGAGCGCCAGTGGCGGCCCAAACATAAAGTTTGTTGTATGTGCCAGCGGCAATCCAGCGGTCACTGCTATTTGTGATCCAAGTGGTCATGCCGCGTATGCTTGCGTTTGCAGCATTGTTGTTGCGCGTGCGCCACCCGCCTACCGGACGCATAACGCCGTCATGCCAGCGAATAAGACTTGCATCACGCCAACGGCCCATGCTCTGCAAGTCAGTGCCGTTGCGATAGACGCCAGCTGGAATGTTTAGATCAATTAAAGCCATTGTCGCCTCTCGGAAAACGCATTGCGGCCAATATAGCACATTGTACCAAATATGCAAAAGGCCAGCATATAGCTGGCCAGTTGCGTTATATTGTGCGAGCTATTCAGCTTCGTCTTCCGCTGGTGCTTCCAAAGAGTCAGCCAGCATCTTAACAAACGCCTCACGACCCACTGAAAGCTGATCCAAGTTAAACTGAGCATTGCCCAGCTTTCGATCTAGGTCTTGCACATGGTTCAGCATAGCCTTCTGTGCGTCAGTAAAGTCTTCGATGTTGTATTCGATGTCGTTGACAGTGATGAGGTTCTTTTCGTTTTTGCTCATAACAGTCTCCTTTTGGTTTGAGTTTAAGTTAAGCAGCCCAAGGTGTTCCAGAGGCAGTAGTTGGGTTTGCTATTGCATCAATCTTTGCAGCGATAGCAGCCTCAGTGGCATCTTTGTCCACCGATCCGTGTACCCAGCCCAAAACTGTTTCTTCAGTCAAGTCTGCGTAGGCAATAAAGCCAGCAGCAGATGGGTCAGGTGTGTGTGAGGTTGTACCGTAGGAGGATGCAGTGTGGTCCCCGTCTACGCCTGTGCAGCGCCAGTGAGCGACAACTACGCCGTCATCTGAGGTGTTGCGTTCCATGTTGGCGACTTGCCATGTGTAAGTGATAGCCATTGTATAAGCCCTTATGTGATTGTTGCGTTGGACTCGACATTGCCAACGACTTGTAGATTGCCAGATGCGTCCAGCTTCATCTTGTTCGTACCGCCTGTAGCGAAATACAAAGAGCCGCCGCTTTCGGTGATGGTCCAGTTAGCCCAGCCTACTGAGCCGCCGCCAGTCATCTCTAGGTTTCCCGATGAGCTGATGGTTGTGGCTACGCCTCCATTTACTACGGTCTGGAAAGAATTATCAGCGTTGTTGTAACGCAAACGGCCTAATGTTGCGTTTCCACCATCACCCAAAAGAATTTGAGCATAGTTGGATACCCCTGACTTTATGGACAAGTTAGCTTCGCCGCTGTTTTCAATTTGAACCTGATAATCAGGCGAACTCGTCCCAATGCCCAACCGCTCGTCAGCACTCTTCCACACCATTTTTGCTGTCGTGCCTGTGTCCTCGTAGAAGCTGATGTCGCCTGATGGCTGAATATTCATCCGCAATGCAAGGGGATCACCTGTGTAGAACAAGTGATTACTACGGCCATCAACAGTGCTTGTGCGAGGCTGATAAAGCAATGAACCCGTTTGAGTAAATGGTGCCGTTCCTAAACTTCCAGTTTTTAGAATGTAAGCGCTACTAGCAGTTGAGCCAAACGCATCAGACGTTCCAAAAATCTCAAAAGCGCCATCCACAGTCAGCCCATCGCTGGTCAAAGTACCCGTGATGTCTACGCCTGTGGGGTTTATGGTCACGACACTTGTGCCACCACTTGTGCCATCCCTATCGTAACCAAAAACAACACTTTCGCTTGCGCTAGTATTATCGCTGTCGAAGTTAATGAACAAAGATGCTGGAGCGTTAATGACACCATTGTGGGAGCCGTTGTCGTCCAAGAACAACTTACCGTTGTTAGAGTTCAACTGGTCTGCGCTGGCTATGCCTGTTACGCTTATGCCTGTGCTGGTGGTGGCGAGTTTGAGATTGTTGTTATAGTAAAGGTCAACAGAGCCGTTAGGTGTAGCGACCAACATTTCTTCGTCAGCACCACCACTTTGTTTTAACTTAATTTCTGTTCCATTTGTAGAAATCCAAAGTCCACCCAATCCACCTTCTTCTATATAACTTCTTGTGCCATCGTGGTAAATCTGTAGGTCAGACCCAGCGCCGAAGATGGCTTTGTCGTTGTCACCGAAGGTTACGTCAGCGGAGGTAGAAATGCCATCTGTAGTTAGCACACCCGTGATGTCTACGCCTGTGCTGCTGGTTTCTAGTCTTATGCTTTCGTCGTGTCTAATTCTCACAGAGCCGCCAGCAGTAGCTTTAAGATATTCTTTAACGCTATCAGCAGTTTTTAACACAAGGTCATCAGCTAGTATCTTTAAGTTTCCTGTGCCGCTATCCAAAAGGATACTATCCGACCCATCATGATAAATCTGCAAATCAGACCCAGCACCAAAGATGGCTTTGTCGTTGACACCGAAGGTCATATCGCCAGACGTGGCAAACGATGTGCCTGTGATTGCCGTACCAGTAATCGCAGCAGGCGTTGCGCCGCCAATCACTGCGCCGTCAATTGTGCCGGAATTAATATCAATGCCAGTGACAGGCGTCGTGCCGTCTAGCAGGTTATCAAGCTCGTCGAGATTGTCGTTTAACTTCAATCCCCAAGAATCTTCTGAGGCTCCGACTTCAGGTTTTGTTAGACCATATGTCGTTGTTGTTGTATCGGCCATTTATGCCTCCTGTTTTAAACCGTGATTTGGGTGATACCCAAGTTTAATTTTTGCTTTTGCATAAGCAATAGCCGCCGCTGCTGCGCATTCAAAATAGCCCAAGTTCCTGTAAGACTTGCCGTCTTTTATGCGGGCGGTATATTTTTCTCTGTCTTTAGCAAAGCTAACACCGCGATACCCAGTCTTGTTGTTTGAGGGTATCCCCATATTTTTATGGTTTTGGCAGTTTGTAACTTCGCGCAAATTTTCAATGCGGTTGTCCAACTTGTTGTGATTAATGTGGTCTATTTGATGTGATGGCAAATAACCATGCTCGTAAAGCCACGCTAAATGATGCGCCCTGTAGCGGCAACCATCAACGCCAATTAACCAGTAACCCTTCCAAGTTACAGAACCTGCCACGGAGCCAGCTTTTGCTTTAGGTCTGCCAAAACGCCAAGTGAACACGCCAGTATCAGCATGGTAAACCAGTAATTCTTTTAACCTGCCTTGCGTAAGCATTTGCTCTCCTATGCGGCGTCAGCCCATGTTTCACCTGTAGCCGGGGCTGGTGTCCATTCTGAATTGTCAGGGGAAACCGCAGACCAGCTTTCGGTTGCGTTAGATGCACCTTGCCATATTT